TAAAAAATCACCGACGTCCGAAAGCCTTAACCTACTTTGATTGTCCTTAATAAACTTAGCATAGGCATCTTCTTTTGCCGCCGTCTTACTTGCCCCCTCAATCACGCCTATGCCCGAATCAATCTGCTTAGTAATGGAACTTAGCTGGGCCAGCACTTCTTCTCGCGTTAAAAAATCCGCCATAATCTACCCGTAATACTGTATTTGTGAAGGTTCTGGAGTATCCCAATCATCCGACGGCAACTGAACAAAGTTGCCCTGCCGATACCGCATCAACGCTTGTGTCGTGCTATCTACCAAGTCGTCATACTCCCCGTTTGGAAAGGCTGCACACTCTTCTATCAGCTCCTCGGCCCACATCTGATCTGGAGCCCAGATCATACCGCTTTCAAATAACGGAGCTACACTGTGTACACGCGATACTTTATCATTACCCCTAGAAGGCGTAAAGTTTACCACAGGAATTCCCATGTTCCTTAATTCATGCGTCAAAGGGGTCCCTGTCGCTTTTGCCTCAATAATTACTGTTTCGGGGTCCCAGAAGCGATATAACTCATACGCCTTCTCCTTCAACTCCGGAAAATCCCATCGCCCCTTCACCGAATCCAAAAGTATTAAATTAGGGGCCCCTGACTCATTAGGGTAGAAAACCCCCCACGTAGTAATCGCACTAAAATCCGCCGTCTCCTTCTTACTGAACGCCGTGTCATAACTTTGAATAACATACTCCAACGCCGGAACCGACTCCTTCTCCCAAAGGTTCCACCACTCCCGCTTCAAAATAGACGTCTCATCACCCGTCGGATTCTGCTGATACTGCGCATTCCACTTGCTGACAGGGATAGACGCCTGTACCGCCTTCAAATCCTGTAAAGGCCAATACTCCGGCCAACACGACCGCCCACTAGGCATGATCGCAGGTAACTCCACAACCTCCCACTGGTCCGCTCTATCCTCTTTAGCCTGTGAGCGCATCAACTGTCCCGTCAGATCCTTGTCTGACCAACGCGTCATTACCAAAACTATCGAACCTCCAGGCTGTAAACGCTGGCGGGGGCCCCCCGTGTACCAATCCCATGCGTCATCAAAACCATGGTTCGACATCGCCGTCTGCTCAGAATGAGGATCATCAATAATAATTAAATCACCACCACGACCCGCTAAGTTAGACCCAACACCCACCGCATAATACATACCCCCACGCGCCGTATCCCACCGCCCAGAGGCTTTTGAATCAGCAGATAGCTTAGAATCAGGAAATAAATCCATATAGTCGTCACGCTCCAAGAGATTCTTCACCTTACGTCCAAAACCCACCGCAAGTTCCGTGGTGTGTGTGGCTTGGATTATCTTCATGTTTGGGTTTTTCCCGATCATCCATGCAGGAAACAAGTAACTGGCAAACTCGCTCTTGGTATGTCGAGGCGGCATATTGATTATTAAACGCTTTAAATCGCCGCTGGCTACACGCTCCAGCTTTTCTGCAATAATTTTATGATGTTTACCGGTTATAAACTCAGGCCACATGGCTTTGACAAAGGGTAAGAAATTATTGCTACAGGCTTCCATACGATCAAGCTGGGCTAACCGAAGCTGGAGCCTCAGAGCCTGATCGGATACTTCACTTGTTAGTTCGTTATATGACATTTGGGTGTATCATAACATTTTTTTACACAATTGTTAGTTAAAAACATACACCTTGTGCTCTCCCGAGGGAAATCCCCTACTGTTCTCTCAAAACGTACCTACCTATCTTCCCATGATTCCATCTAGCCTCTATTCAGGGACTCCTGACGCCCCCCACCCTCCAGGATACCTGGACCAGGGACCTTGGAAGGTCCCTTGGGTGGGGGGCGTCAAGGGTTGACAGGCCCTGCCTGTCATGCTAGGCGCACGCAAATTTTTACAGTCGCCCACAAAAAAGCCCACCAAGCGGTGGGCTTTGGTCTGCAGCCGGTCGGCTATACGATCACAGAATTCCCATTCCCGTCTTCGTAGGCTTCAAGTATCCGGTCGCGTGTTTCATGTCCGTACTGCTGATATTCCTCGAAAGCTATTTCACTCATGATGTAATGATTGACGGGGCCTTCCGCATTGTAATGAGCATGATCCACCCGCTCTAAAACTCTATTCAGCACAATTCTGGACGGGTCAAGCCCCTCTGGATTGGGCTTGTGATGGTACTCATACACATCCGTCCCCTCACATTGGTCACAATCCCGTGACCAAATCGCTAGAACCGTGGTTAATTTTCCTTTGGAATTGGTGAACGCTTTAAGCATAATTTCTCTAAGTAGCTCACCAATCTCTGAAGAATCTAACGCTGTCAATAACTCTGGGTGCTTGATGTAATCAATCATGATCTATGCCCCGCAAATGCCGGTGGAGCCACGTTCAAAAAGTAATCAAACACCCCGAGGTTATCATGTCCGTATTGGGTTACACGATCCGAACCCCAAGTCCCAATGACCTTGAACCCATCGGCTGAATTAAACTCTACCCAAATGGTGGGCCCGCCGCCCGCCACCATCAAATGAACTTCGAGCATTTCGCCCTGTGAATTAAACAAATAGTTTTGATCATATGTAGCACGGGCTAACCAATCGCCCACATCTTCATATTCCCTAAAAGCAAATCGACAGTCCGACTGTAGCCACTTGTAAATATCTTTCACATTTGCTTCGAGTTGCAGTCGGCTGCTGTCCTTCTTTGGTGGTATTGGCATTCCAATTACATCGTCCATAGTTAAGTTTTGAATATCCATCGTTATAGCTCCTTTGGTTGAAGAGCCATTATACACATAAAAAGCATATAGACTCAAGGCCCACCCCTTGCAATATGCTTTGATATTTTGCATGGCAAGGGGTGGGCCAACTGGCACACGAAACAAAAAAAACCCGCCATGTGGCGGGCTTATCCGGAAATTGTCCTGGCTATTCTATCTTATTCAAATAGAACCCCGCCCGTTTGATGTGGTTCAAGGCATTTTCGATCTGATCTAACCGTTCCGAAAAATTGAGCTCCCGAGCCTGAAGCCGGTGAACAGACTGCACAGTTTCATCGTCATACGATGAACGGGGTTCAGTATCCCATTTAATTTGATCCAAACGCTCGTTTATATGATTCGTGATTGCATCAAATTTTTCCTTAGTCACAAAGTCATCGCCGTCGGGTATCTCGTCAAAATTATATTCCTCATCTAACCGTTCAATCTGTCGATCGGTATACTCTTGACAATAATCTTTCACCCATTCCATCGTCGCCCACCCCGCCGGAAAAAAGGGGTGGTTCTCGTCAATCTGACTATTCGACTCAAAATCTAACACCATTGCCCTAACAATGAGAGTAACAAATTCTTCTAATGTCTCAGTCATTTCACTCATCGCTGCGTCTCCTTAACCCTTGCCGCAAAATTACGTTCCGCCGTCTCGAAATTATCTAGATAATTTCCCCACACAAAATTTACCTTGCCGCTGCCGCGCTGTTTGGTTGCGACCCATGTGACGAAAGGGCTGTGGGCATGGTCGCGTTCCACTAAAATCACGGAACTTTCTAAATTTCCATACGACTCGGGCTCGTGTCCCCCGATCTTGTGAACAATCCCCCCGCTAACGGCGGGATTGGTTTTAAAATTTTGTTCTATTTGCTCTCTGGTTATTGTCATCGTTTTAGCTCCTTTGGTTGAATGGTCATTATACACATTTTCCTTGCATATGTGCAAATCACCACAAACCTTGAACCACAGTTCTTGGTTCAAGGCCATAGGATTAGGGCCCAAGGCCCCCCGCCCATGGGGGGCTAGTTTAACTGATCAAAAGCGGCCTTATACGATTAATCACACATTGCATTAACTTGTAAGGCTGCAAGTAATCAACCGATTGTCCTAAAATTTGATGCGCGATTGTCATTCCGGTTTTAGGCACTAATCGTTGAGGAATAGACTTTAGTTTGGCGTGCTCTTCCGGAGTAAAAAGTCTTTCTTTATTGTCCGCTCTCACCATAAAGGGCTCGGTTGATCTGCGTTTAGCATAGTGACGACCGATTGTTCCCACTTCTGTTTCTTCACCAGTTAATAGTTGTCGATTGGCAAAACCTTTTCCCGCTGCTGCGTCTCGTATTTGTTTATCTTTTAAATATTGATTGTCCGCCCACATTGTTTCCGGAACACTGTCTAAATAGTGCTTCAACGGAATTAAATTGGGCGCAACATCCGAGAGCGAAATATCATCCGGTGCTAAGTTTTCACTGATCGCTGTTAACCAATACCGGCGTCTTCTTTCCACTGAACCCGTTTGTTTATTTGATAGTTCTGTTTCAAATACTTTATAACCTAATCGTTTTAGTTCAGAAGTTAGCAACACGTACATTGGGCTGTTCATCGCTTCCATAACATTCTCGGAAATAATGACGGCGGGATTGCTGGATTTAATAGCGTTTATTACACCAAACAAAGCTGTTCCAGAATGCTCTTCTGCACTCATCTTATGCTTAACTTTTCCCGCTTTACTAAAACCAGCGCATTCCATCGATAAAGATAAAACGTCTACTTCTGTAAATAGTTGAGTTTCTACTTCTTCAACGAGACCATTTAAAATTACTGTTTCGTCATCAATAGCAAAACAATTTTGTTGAGCTTCGTTAATATATTTTGAATCTGCTTCACAAACCCAAGTACAACCAGTTTTAATTAAACCTTCTTCATTTAGTGCAGAGTGAATAGCGTCGGTTGAAATGCCACCACCAGTAAACAAAGATGCGTGAGTAATTTGTCCCTTGTTTTTGTTATCGGTAAAACGCGATTCTCTATCACTCTTAGCTTGATCTTCTGGATGGGCCGAAATAACAATAAGACCATAGGACAATTGCACTCTTACCCTTTCAACATCACCTAGAATCGTTTCAATAGATTTGTCACAAAGATCAATAATTGGTCTTGGCTTGTCGCCCCTCATTGATTTAGTCACTCGTCGATCTGTCGAAACATAATCGCTTTCGTCAAGCTTAAACAAAGAGATTTGTTTTCCGTCCGGATTGTTAACTCGTCGATAAGGCGTATTTGGCGCAAATCCCGATTTGTTTAAAATCTCGCCCTCAAACCATAATCTTCGACGACCTTTGTTTGTTCCTAATTTTGCATATTGATAATCCATATTAAGCTCCTATTTTACTTCTTCAACGATTACATTCACCCCTGAGTCTTTTTTATAGCATTGCATACACTCTAGGCATTTTTTACCAGAACAATTGTCGCGTTCAGTGAACGTGCTCGTGTTGTTAAACACTTTATCAAACGGCGACGGCGGGTTTTCAAGAATAGCGTCTATTCTCGGATTGCTATAAATCAAAATCATATTCGGCGGTCGAACGGCGTTTGGATCAACTGAGCGTTCGGCCCGTTTGATTATGTCGCGTCGTTTGGTCCATAGCGCAAAAGTACAATTAGGGTTCTTTTTACAGATGCGCACTAAATTGAAATAATGCGTTAAATTTATCAATTCACCATGTCCATCAAATCTAAATGAGTGAGCATTAACCGACGGAAGCAAATGGTCCTGTATTATAGAATGGCTAAGAATATCGCTGTTCTTCTGCCAAGCTTCGGCACAATTGGATCTATAAGTTTTAAGCATAGATACCGAATAACATTGTCCACAAATAGATTTCGGGTGTTGATTTGCACTAGCTTTTTTGCAAAAAGAATTGGTTAAGGTATTAGTATTTAAGGCCGGTATACCTTCTAGCTTTCCGGTCATTTTTGATATTTTCAACATAATAATAGCTCCTAATGAAGTTTGATTATGTGACATTTATGTGTACAATACAAGCTCTAACTATAAATACTTTGATGAGGTGATAACAATGGATAAATGGCGAGTAATGCAATTGCACACTGAAGAAGACATTCTTTATACAAAAGAAGAGATAAGAAAGCGCGAACGCTGCGCGGAAAACTCCGCTCTAGCTTGGGAGTTTATTTTAGTGAGTTTTATTCTCGGGTTTGCAGTAGCAAGCGCGACTATTGCTTTTTCAATGATTGGGGTCGCATGATGAGTAGATTAAATTCAAAGGTCGAAGAAGAGAATCGGATAGCTTTTTTATCCGCTGAAAAAGAACAAGAGCACAAAAAAGCTGTAGCTCTTTGGTTAAGGTCTCGACCAGAAGTGGGAGTGCTTGTAGGCAAAACAGAAGGATATTATGTTTATCCTTCATCGGGGCAATACTCAGAAATTGAGGTCTTCGATGAAGTTTAGTGAGGACGACTTAGAACGTTTAGCCGTTGTTCTGTATGCTGCACAGCAAGACTTAGAAGAAGATCTTGCAGAAATCAAAAATACAAGAATTGGAACGGTTGCAATCGAGGTTGAATTGGACCACATAGTGGGCCTTTTACAAAGACTTCAAAAACAAATAATGCATAAACGGGATAATAAAAAAGGGGCTTAACGCCCCTTTTTTTGTTTCTCCTTTTGTTGTTCTCTTTCGCGAATCTGCTTCTTCAAGTTTTCCATCGCTTTTATTTTCTTTTCTTCAGTCAACTGCTTTTCTTTTGCATACATTAAAAAAAACATTTTATCACCCAAACAATCTGAAGATTGAATACGTTTTTTGAGGACATCGAGTTAGCTTACCGGCTTTGACCGTATAATGCGGAATTGCATCTAAATAATCTATCTTAGCTTTTTTACGCACATGATAGTCTTTACCTTCCTCTCCCTTGAAGTCTTTCAATCTTTTGACAATCCTCGAGATAGATGGATTCGTTTCAGCAGGGCTAATGTAATACATTATTTAGCCTCCGGTGTATCAACACCCTTATCCGCATCGGCTTTCAAGGGAATCTGCTTAATGCAAGCCTTGAGATCCTTTTCTTCTTTTAGATCCGCAAGATCCACTTCCGTCACTTTTCGTCCTGGAAAATCAAATATAACTTTTGGCATTTGTATAGCTCCTTAATTTAAATTTATGTTGTCGTACACATAGAACTCTACATATTTAATGTGGACAAATCAAGTGTAATATCCAAAATAAATCTTTTGTTTTAAGTAATGGGATGTGTTTCAGCCCTTTTTCAGCAACATTGACAACCTCCGCTGCTCTATACAGGTAGTATTCTTCGTCCTTCCACGCAAGAAGCCAGACACTAGCATGAGCATGATTTTGAGCGAAACTAACTTGATGCGGACTAAGCTTGACGGCATATCCGGTGACCACTTTAAGCTCAACTAAGTGAAAGTTACCGTTGGCGTCACAAAGCATTACATCCGGAACGCCTGGCACTGACCAAGTCTCGATGCGAGTTTGTGTCCATTTCGGTTTATGTTCGGAAAGAGATGCTTTAACTCGTTGCCAAAGCTTGCTTTCCTTTATCACCTTTTTCTTCGGGCGTGACGTCGATGATAGTTCCCATGGCATTTCCATTTTGCTCTTGAATTTCCTTCAAAGCTTTCATAACCTGATCGCGATCCATCTGGTCGATTGAACCATGCCTGACTTCGGATTTGGTAACATATATATCGCCATGCGCACGACCCCGTGCTATTTCGCACTGCGTCGCAGCCGAAAAAGCTCCAGCAGCCAGAGCTTCGTCACGAATAAGTTTTAAATCTCTCACATGTCGCTTGAAATCTATGCCATATTTTTCATCAAGCTCTTGTCGATATCGACGAATTGCCGCACAAACGTGAGGAGTTTTTTTGGGATTAGTTAAATCATAGGCTCGAGTGTGTGCTGAACCCTCGGGATAGCCAGCATTGATCGCCGCTTGCCTTTTGGTAATTTGACCGTCCTTGCTCACAAGCTCCTTAACAAAAAGTTCTTGCTTTCGAGTCAGAAGGCGATTGACGCCAATTCGTCCGGAGCCTTTAGGGCGGCCTTGCTTTTTCTTTTCTAATTCTAAGTCCATGCCGGAAGTTTATGTGGATCTTTTAAAAAAGTCTATACTGTTATATAGGGCTGGAATAAAAAAAAATAAAAAAAACAATATAAGGACATTAACGGAATTTGAAGATTAACGAGAGGCGTGGCTTCTGTAACCTTGCCGTAACCTCGCAAAGCCCCTTGGGCCGTGCTTCTCAGCCCAAAGGTTACGTGGTTACGTCGGTTACGTCCTTTTTTTAAAAAAAAAATAAAAAATAAATCTCCAGCCACAGCTATATAGTGGTTTTTCTTAATCCATGCCGTGTCGAACCAAGTGCATATGTTTAACCAATTCATCGACCAGGTCAGCTGTCGCGTGAATATTGTCTTTTAAAATACGGGTTACCGCGTTGCGGTCTTTATGAAGATCGGATTCTTTCTTTTGCAGATACGCTCGATCCTCGTCTTCTCGATTTTGTAACGTGTCGTATATAATTTCGTCGTCGTCCCAATCGCCCATGATTTTCTCCTTATAGTTGTTAGAAAATGCAATATATATGAGTTTTATGTGGATTACAAGCAAGAAAAAACCCCGCAGGGCATCAGGAAAGGATGGCTGGACCCTGCGAGGCTTTTATTACCAAGGAGCTATCTTTGGTATATGGATAATAAGGTCCTTGGTCCGTGGTGTCAAGGTTGAATGCACATTAAAATATGGTATACTATGCGTATGGCAGCTAAAAAATATTCACAAGAAGTGGTTGATCACGTTCGGCATCTGAGAGAAGTCGAAGCGCGTTCAATTAAATGGATAGCTAAAGAATTAAAAATACCCATCGATACGATTCGCGATTGGATTTTTCGAGGACGTCGAGCATCAAATTGAAAAGCTAGTGTTATGCTTACCTTCCTCAATCTCTAACTTAATTTTAGCTGTCGCCAGCCTTTCATTGTCATTGTCGGTCAAATGCTCGTCCATCCACTGCTCCACAATCATGCGAAGCTGCCGAGAAATGGTCCGGCCTTCGATTTCTGCAATCAACCGCATATCGTAGTACGTCTCTCTGGGCACCACTACCGATTTCCATTTATTTTGGTCCATATTTTACCCCCTGGTATATGCAATGGTATCGGATTTAGCTGGGGACTACAACTTTTGCGCGGTTTAAAAGATGTGCGGCAATAATTTCCTGCTTACTTTGACCGTGGTACGGTACCGCGTGGTGGTGAGCCAGCAGACTAGCGCATAGCCATAGTCCATCTACCTGAAAGTCACCAAGATAGCGGCCATATTTGCCCTTCTCGTGCGTTTTTAGGATTGCTTGGGACCCGATTGGCAAGAAGTCCTCAACAAACGCTTTTGCAAGTAGACCGAATTTTTTTTCTTCCAAATCTCGAGTGCGAGACTCCTCGCAATCGACTCCGAAAAGACGGATACGACCAGCACTGCCACGAACCCAGCAGCCAAACCCCAAGTCAACATCAACATCGACGGTATCTCCATCAATTATTTTTACAATTGTGCAGTTAAATAAGTAAGGATCAGACATCATATTTGTCCGTTTTAATTTGATTAGTAACCTCGATGGACCGGCCCTTCACCTGTTTAGCCCATCGAGAGTCGAGAAACTCGGTAGCAGCGAGGTCGTATAGCCCACTTTCCATGTACCCAATAGCTTTTTGAAAAGTACCAAACTTTGGGCCGCCCAAGTTAAAGTGCATATTGATGATCGCATCTCGTCGAGCCCCGTCAGGAAGCTCCCTAAACCACTCATACTCCCGCGTCAGTTCTTTAATCGTGCGGATAATGTCGTTCTCGAGCAAATGCTCTACTTCTTCGTCCGAAAGTCCAATGCCTCCGTTAGCGTCCACGTTACGGCCTATACCCAACGTATAGAACCCTGCGGGGCACTTGTAGATTAGGTGCCTGTCATTGGTCTTGACAACGCCCTCATGGCGTTTTAATTGTTCAATTAAATCATACATTTCATTTTTTTCCATTTGAGCCGCCGTAGTAAAACGCCGCTGCCGTACCCAGGATCCCCGAAAGCTGCCCCAAAACTAGAGAAATGATAGTTTCATCATTCTGATCATGCGGCATCATAGTGACCATAAGCACAAAAGCACCATAAAGAAGAAGCGTCAATACAGAGAAAAGTTTAGGGGTTAGGTCTGTAGAAAAGGCGGCTCTTGCGTCTTTACGATCTTCAACCTCAGTCTTAAACGACTCAAGGTCGATTTCCATCTCTCTAATTTTGAGCTTAAAGTCCTCATCGGCTTGCTTAACGAGAACGGCTTTGTCTGGTTCTCTTTCGATTAAGTCCTCAATTTCGTTAGCTGTAGTGGATTCGGGCAAGCTTAACTTTGATGCCACCATTTTAACAGCCATACCGGCCAGCGGCCCACCCGCCGCCGAAGCTATGTTAGGGGCTAGAGACTTGAGCAAGCCCCCTAATTTCATCACGCGCCTACCTTATCGGAAGGCATCTGCTCCTCGGCTATGATGCCATCGATGGTATCGCAAACGTCTCTGACAACCACTCCAGTGGTAG